CGCATCGACTGGAGCGAGGATGGCTACCCGGCCGCACTGTGGCCGCTGCCGCCGGAAAATGTCCAGCTCTACCTGGATCGAGACCGGTCGCTGATCTACCGCGTCACCGACACCGAGTACGATGTCGGCCGCGTCAGCTGGCTGCCGGCCTGGCGCGTGCACCACGTGCGTGGCCTGGCGGTGTCCGGCCTGCTCGGCATGAGTCCGCTGCGTGCCGCCAATGCCATCGGTCTAGCCATCGCCACCGAGGAGTTCGGAGCGCGTTTTTTCGCCCAGGGTGCTCGGCCTGGCTATGTGCTGAGCCACCCGGCCACGCTGAGCGACTCGGCCTACAAACGCCTGGCCGCATCCTGGAACGACAACGCTGCGGCGTCACATCGCGTGAAAATCGTCGAAGAGGGCATGCGCGTCGAGAAAACTGGCGTCGCGCCGAACGAGGCGCAGTTTCTGGAGACACGCGAGCTGCAGGTGCGCGAGATATGCCGCATTTTTGGTGTGAGTCCAGGCCTGATTGGCGCCGAGCAGACGCAGACGTACGCCAGTGCGGAGCAGGATTTGATCCAGTTCCGCGAGCTGACACTCGGTCCGTGGTCGCGCAACCATCGCCAGGCCATCCAGCGCGACATGCTGCTCGGCGCGGAGCGGAGCGAGTATTTCGTGCAGTACAAATTGTCTGCGCTCCAGGCAACCGACCTGAAAACACGCTACGAGGCGCACCAGATCGCGCTACTGACTGGATTCGAGACGCAGAACGAGGTCCGAGAGATGGAGGACCTCAACCCGGTCGCCGGTGGCGATGCGCTCTGGCGACCGCTGAACATGACGACGACGGCGTCGGACGACGCGCAGCCGACACAGCAGGATGGCACGTCGGCCAACCGCATGGCGGACGCCTGGCTGGCTGACGTACGCCAGCGCCTAGCCAAACGCATCGCCAACGACGTGCGTCAGGCTGGAGCACGCGCGCTGCGCGCAGGCGGCCGCGAAAAATTCAGCGAGTGGGGCGAGGAGCAGCTGTACGAGTGGCGGCGCGCAGGCGAGGACATGCTGGCTCCGCTGCGCGGCGCACTGGACGCCGCAGAGATTATTGCCGCGGCGAGCGTCGGCGACTGGGTCGCTACCGCATACCAGCAGACGGCGAGGGAGCTGATGAATGGCGACAACTGAGCGACGCACATTCGAGGTGGCCGATCTGGAGGTGCGTTCCGCGGATGGCCAGCCACCGACCATCCACGGCTACGCAGTGGTATTCGACTCGTGGTCGGAGCCGATGCTCGGCCAGAACGGTCGGCTATTTCGTGAACGCATCCTGCCGACGGCATTCGACCGCACGCTGAGTGCCGGCACGGACGTGCGTGCGCTCTGGAATCACAACAGCGACATGCCGCTCGGTCGCACACGCAACGGCACGCTGATCATCGAGCGCGACGCCATCGGCCTGCGCGTGTCGATCACGCCGCCCGAGACCACGTGGGGCAGGGACGCCGTCGAGAGCATCCGGCGTGGCGACGTGACCGGCATGTCGTTTTCGTTCCAGGTCAACGGCCGCGCCGGCCACGACTGGCTGCGCGGCGAGAATGGCCTGGCGGAGCACGTGCTGATCGACGCTGATCTGTACGAGGTGTCGCCGGTCGTTTTTCCGGCCTACCGCGCCACGTCGGTCGATGTGCGTTCGGTCGAGGTGCCGGAGTTTTCCGAATCAGACAGCCAGGCGGCTGATGAGATAGATGCGCAACGCGACGACGGCCAGGTGGCTGTGGTTGCGGTGCTGCGCCAACGACTGCAGATATTAGCGGAGAGATAGATACATGAACAGTGTAATGGAGTTCCGCCGCCAGCGAACGGCGGTGCTGGATCAGGCTGACGCCATCCTGGCGCAGGCCACCGAGGAGAAGCGCGCGCTGACCGCAGACGAGACGGAGCGCACGCAGCAGCTGCGCAGCCAGATCGAGCAGATCAACGCGCAGATCAAACTGGCCGAGGAGATCGACGAGATGCGCAGCCGCAGCGCACATCCGGTGCAGGCGCCTGCGCACAACCGTGGTCCGCGCGGCGACAACGAGGCCAACGCATGGAACGCCTGGATCACGCGCGGAGATCGCAGTGGCCTGCGCCACCTGGTCGCCGGCGACGAGAGCGGCACGCCGCAGATCGTGCTCGGCCTGCCGTCGCAGCGCGCGACGCGGATGGGTCTGGAGACACGCGCGGTCACCGACAGCACCATGAACATCACGACGGCAGGCGACGGCGGCAACCTCATACCGACCACGCTGGTCGGCCAGATTGCGCTGCGCAAAAACGAGCGCATGCTGGCCGAACGGCTCGGCTGCCAGCTCGTGCCTGGCATCGGCACAACGGTCAATCATCCGTACGAGTCGGCCGATCCGGATAGTTTCGCGGTCACCAGCGAGCAGAACGACGCCTACGCCAACAACTACGAGCGCGCCGCGTTCACAACGCAGCTGAAGGCGTTCACGCTGGTGAAACACACTCGCAAAGTGGTGCTGACCGAGGAACTGATGGAGGACACGCCGATCAATCTAATGGCGTTCATCGCCGACAAAATCGCTCGCGAGATCGCACGCACGCACAATGCGCAGCTGGTCGCCGAGGTCGAGGCCAACGGCACCAGCCTGAAAACGTTTGCCAGCAACTCAGCGGTTGCCGTCGGCGAGCTCGAGCAGATCGTCGGCAACGACGCGCTCTCGTTCTATCTAGAATCCAGCACGGACGTCCACTGGGTCATGCGTTCCAGCACGCACTGGTCGATCAACAGTCTGACCAGCGACGCGCGCTACTACGGTACGCAGTTACAGGGTCTGCTCGGCTACGACGTGCTGTACAGCAATCGCACCGACGCCATCGGCGCAGGCGGAAAATCCGTTTTGTTCGGCGACTGGAACTACGTCGGCTACCGCGAGGCACCTGAGTTGCGTTTCATCCAGGACCCGTACAGCGTGGACGGCGTGACGCTGCTGAAATACTCGTTCCGCAGCGTGTACGGCGTGCTGCAGGCCGGCGCAATCGGGTACGGCGCGCATCCCTAGCCTAATTGAGTGGGGCGGCCAGTGAGCCGCTCCGCACTCACACAGAGAGGAGATAACATGAACACACGAGCATGGACGCCAATCGTCGTGGCGCTGGCAGTGGTGGCGGTGATCGCACTGGTCGCGGCGCTCGCTCCGCAGTCTGCGCCGACCGCACTGGCCGCTCCGCCGGCCATCCCGACACCGGCCAGCGTTACGCGACCGGCGTCGCCGGGGTACATCACATTCAATCCGTTCGCAACGTCGGCCATCACGGCCGACACGACGAGCACCTGTTTCGACGTCGGCAAACAGTCGACGGTCGACGTGCTCTACGTGATCGATCAGGGCACGACCAACACCGTGACGCTGACCAGCCAGTGGAGCGTGGACGGCACGAGACTGGCGGACGGCGTCAACCTGGTGGCCAACAACACGGCAGACGCCACCGACATCGCGCAGCTGCAGGTGTTCGGTCGCTATTTCTGCCTGCTGGCCAACGTGTCAAACGCAAACACGATCACGATCACGGCGCAGGCCATCGCCAAGTAGACGAGCAGGCGACCCCCGTCTCCTGCTCGTGTGAGGAGCTGCTATGCTGGTGCAGGCGAAACAGGCATTCGTATCGAGAATCGACAACCAGACGCTGGCCGTGCGCGTCGGCCAGATAGTGGAGATGCCGGATGGCGCGGACTGGCTGCAGGCCGGACTGGTTCGGCTCGTTGCGGAAACCATCGAAACGGCAGCGCTGGATGTAAATGCCGGCGCTGAGCAGGCGACCACGCGCCGGCGGAGGCGAACAACGCTGTGAACGGATCGTGGACGCTGGTCGCCGCACCAGTCGCAGAGCCGGTGACGCTGGCCGATGTCAAATTGCATCTGCGCGTCACCGGCTCGGCGGAGGATTCCATGCTGGCGCTCTATCTGCAGATGGCTCGCGAGGCCGTTGAGCAGGAGTGCTGGCGCGCGTGCCTAGCCCAGACGTGGGACCTCTTCCTGCCGGCATGGCCGCTGGACGGCATTGTCTACATCCCGCGACCTCCGCTGCAGTCGGTGACGCATCTGCGCTACACCGACGCAGACGGCGTGCAGGCGACCTACTCGGCCAACAACTACCTGGTCGACACGGCCAGCGAGCCGGGCAGGCTGGTGCTGGCACCGAGCTGTACGTGGCCGTCCGTCACGCTCACCACAGCCAACCCGATCGTGCTGCGGTTCGTCGCCGGCTACGCCAATGCGGCGTCCGTGCCGGCTGTGATTCGAGCCGCCATCCTGCTCGGCGTCGGAGATATCTACGCCAACCGCGAGGCTGCGGCGAGCGACAAACTGGAGCTGACCGAGACCGTGAAAAATCTACTGAGCCTGGCGCGAGTGCGGTACTGATGCGCACGCCAGCCGCAGGCGATCTGAATCAGCAGGTCGCCGTCCAGTCCGCCACAGTGACACGCACGACGGCCAACGCCGAGGTGCTCACCTGGAGCACGACGGCCACGATCTGGGCGCGCATCGTAGAGCGCGGAGGCAGAGAGCCACAGCTGGCCGATAGGCCAGTCATGGTCGTGGCGTACGAGGTGACGGTGCGCGACGGCGTGGCAATCACGCACGCCAATCGCCTGCTATGGAACGGCAAAACACTCTCCATCGAGACGGTGACTCCGCTGCCGCGTGGCTATTACACGCTGCGCTGCCTGGAGGTGGACATCTAATATGGCACGCAGACGAGCAGTGCGCATCCGGGTGACCGGCATGCGCGACGTCCAGAAACGATTGACAGCGGCCGGCCTGACCATGGAGCAGCCGGAGGTGGTGCGCATCATGCAGGCTGGCGCTGAGATGATGGCAGACCGCGCACGAGAGCGAGCGCCATACCGAACCGGCGCGCTGCGCAGCGGCATCTACACGGCCAGCAGCCTGCTGAACAACTACGTGCCGCTCACCAGGCGCGGTCGCAAACTGAATAGTCCGCTGCGCTACCCGCCGCGACCGCGTCAGGTCGTCGCTGTGTCGAGCGTCTACTACGGCCTGATCCTGGAGGTTGGCGGCACCGGCAAACGTGGTCGGAAACGGCGATTTTTCCGCGCTGGAATCCGCCAGGCGCAGCCAGCTGCATCGGCCTACATCCTGGATCGCCTCAATCGCCTGATCGAGGCGCGCTACGGAGCGCGCAGGGCGACTCCATGATCGAGGCATCTGTCGTGGCTGTGCTGCTCGCCAACGCCGGAGTGACGGCCATCGTAGGCGACAGGATCACGCCGGTGGCCGTGCGCGGCAATGCCGTGCTGCCTGGCATCACATTCGCGCGCCAATCCGGCAGCCGAGAGTATTCGTTCGGCGGCAGCGTAGAGGCGACGGTGTTCATCGGCCTGACGTGCTGGTCGCCGGCATATCCGCAGGCGCGCAGCGGCGCAGAGGCGGCGCGTGCAGCGCTCGACAAATACGGCGGCGGCGACATCGACATCATCGCCGTGACGGACGGCAGCGATCTGTACGATCCCGAGGCGGACGTGTTCGGCTGCACCATCGTCGCGCAGGTGCATTACACGGAGGCATAATGGCAACCAGAGCAAACCGAGGTCGCCTGCTGATCGACCGATACGATTTTTCGCTCGACACGTTCGCGGCAACCTGGGCGACCACGGTCGAGCCGCTCGAATCGGCGAACTGGCAGTCGACCACCATGCAGTATCAGCCGGACGCAGTAGACGCGTCGCTGACGATGACCGGCTACTACACCGGCTATAGCGCCGGAGACATCTATCGCGAGGTGTACGCGCGCCGCAGCACGGACACGGCAGCCTACGTCGCCTGGCTGCTGGACACCACGGCGCTCGGCCAGCCGGCCTACGTGCTCCAGTCGACCTGGTCGTCCAACATCACCATCGACACGCCGGTTCAGAGCCTGCTGCGGTTCGATGCCACGTTCGACGGCGTGCCGTTCGGCGGCTACACACTGCTCGACGGCCAGCGCACAGCCACCGGCAACGGCACGGTCGTCACGCTGCCGGCCACCGGCACGACCGGCGGTCGCGCATTTCTGTTCGTGCGTGCCATCACCGGCACGGCAACGAACGCAGAGGTGCACATCGAGTGCGACACCGTGGTCGGCATGACGACGCCGACCGATATCGGCACGATCACATTCAGCGCAGTCGGCGTCTATCCGCTCGCCATTACTGGCACGGTAGAGCCGTACGTCCGCATCGTCGTGGACAGCCTCGGCGGAGCAACCAATTTCACGGCCGCTCTGATCCTGTGCGTCAACGGCGTCACTATGTAGTAGAGGAGAATCACCAATGCCACGAACCAACGCACTGCAGAACGTCAGCGTGAGCTACAACGGCACGTCACTGCAGACGCATTTGAACACGGCGTCATGGAATGCCGTAACCGAGGTGATCGAGACGACGACATTCGCATCGTCGGCGATGGAGCAGGCTGCCGGCGCCGCATCGTTCTCGATTGAGGTCGGCGGCGACTGGTCGAAAACACTGGACGACATCCTGCGACCGGACACGATTTCACCGCCGGACACGCTGCGCACGCTCGTGTACTATCTCGGTCCGGTTGCCAGCCGCGTGACCTACACGTGGACCGGCAGCACGACTGTCGGCGCGTTCATCAGCAATTACACGGTCAGCGCCGACAATCCGATGAACAAAATTACCTGGTCCGGCACGCTGACCATCTCCGGCGCACCGGTCGTGAGCTGATGGCAATACGCGTCTATTCAGAGATCGACGGCCTGACGGACTGCTACGTCGAGGTGGCCGAGAGCGGCTGGTCAGTGCGCGATTTGTCGCAGCTGTACGCCGGACGCGACGCCTGGCTGGCTCTGTTTCGCCGCCAGGTCACTGGCTGCCGCCTGCTGGACGCCAATGGCGGCAGCATCGACGATCCGGCGGAGGCCATCGAGCGCTACGACGATCTCGATCTGCGCCTGGCGCGCCTGCTCAACAACTGCCTGGCGCACGCCGTCGACTACCTCGCAAAATTGGGGGAATCGCAGAAGCGGGTGCAATCTGGCGGCGGCGCACCCGCGATGACGATGACGACGCCGACACAGAGGACGACGACTACGCCGACCGAGACGTGAGCCGCGCGCTGGCAGCGACGCCGGCGCCAGAGTGGGACGCCTGGCTGCTCAGCAAATTTCCTGGGCGGACGCTGGAGGAGCTGGATGCAGTCGACATTCCGCGCCTGCTCAGAGCCACACGCGTGCAGGAGATCGACCGAGTCGAGAGCATGCGCCGCCTGGCTGTGCGCGCAGGCAGCCAGAGCAAATTGGAGCCGAGCGACTGGCGAGCGATCCGGCGACACGACCGCCTGATCGCACGCCACTACGGAGAGAACGATGGCGAGTAATGCCAACCTGGTCATCAGTATCAATGCACGCGACAACGCGTCCGGCACGTTCCGCAAAATCCGAGTCAACCTGGGCGAGTTCGAGCAGAGCGTAGGCGGCCTGGAGGATGCCGCGGGCGGACTCGGCGACATTTTCAATATGCTGCCCGGCAAACTCGGACCCGCGGCTGCGGTTTTGTCGTCGACAATCAACAAATTTGCACAACAGGCGCTCGAGCTAGGCAAACTCGGCGCATCCACGCAGCGCACGCAGGCGTCGTTCGAGCAGCTGGCGCAGAGCGTCGGCCAGTCCAGCGACCAGATGCTGGCCGCCATGCGCGAGGCGACAGCCGGTACAGTGAACAACAGCGAGCTGATGCTGGCCGCCAATCGCGCCATCATGCTCGGCGTGGCGGACGACGCCGACAAAATGGCGCGCCTCATGGCCGTCGCCATTGAGCGCGGCCGCTCGTTAGGCCTGTCGGCGCAGCAGGCCGTGAGCGACCTGATCACCGGCATCGGACGCATGAGTCCGGAAATTCTGGACAACCTCGGCATCATCGGCGCCACGGCGGCCATCGAGGAGTACGCCGCGTCCGTCGGCAAAACCGCCGACCAACTC